GCAAGGCGCTCCGGCCAAACCGACACGCATGCGCCGCCATAACGCAACAAGGAGTGCGCAATGAACGACATGAACATCTTCGTGCCCATTACCAAGATCGACGCGGCGCAGCGCCTGGTCTACGGCGTCGTCACCGCGGAGAAGCCGGATGTCTCCGGCGAAGTCTGCGACTATGCCTCGACCAAGCCGCATTATCAGAAGTGGTCGCGCAATTTCGCGTCCGCCACGGACGGCAAGAGCCTCGGCAACCTGCGCGCCATGCATTCCAACGTGGCGGCCGGCAAGCTCGTCGAGATCGCCTTCAACGACGAGCACAAGCGCATCGAGATCTGCGGCAAGGTGGTCGACGACGCCGAGTGGGAGAAAGTCGAGCAGGGCGTCTATACCGGGTTCTCGCAAGGCGGGCGCTATCTCAAGCGCTGGCCGGATCCCGACGAGCCGGCGCTGATGCGCTACACCGCCGAGCCCATGGAGGTGTCGCTGGTCGATCACCCGTGCCTGCCGGAAGCGACCTTTGCGGTGATCAAGGCCGATGGCTCGACCGAGCTGCGCAAGTTCAAGGACAATCCCGTGTCCGCCGCGCTGGCCGAGGCGCTCGCCAAGATCGGCGCGCCACTCCAAGGCCGACAAGGAACGCATCAAGCAAACCCACGATCTCCTGGTCGGGCTCGATCCGGATTGCTGCGCCGCGGCCGGGCCGGTCGCCGGCGCCAAGGTGGAGACGCGGCCGAAATTTTCGCCGCAGGCCGGCGAGGGAGCCGCCGAAGCTGCCGATGACAACGAGACGGCGAAGCTCGCAAAAGTCTTCGACCGCTCCTTGGCCAAGGCGATCCAGGCGGTTACGTCGCACGTTGACGAGTTGGCCGCGCGCGTGAAGAAAATCGAGGCGCAGCCGCTGCCGCTCGGCACCACCTCGGTGCGCGTCGCCGAGAAGAGCGAGGACTCGATCTTTCCCAAGCCGGAAGCGCTGCTCGATCAGCCGGGCGCGCTCGAAGCGCTCGCCGAGGCCGCGATCCGCAAGGCGCAATCGCAGCCGATGCGCGCCATTCCGGGTTTTCGTCCGCGCCGAGATTAAGTCCGTCTCCACTTACGTCATTCCGGGGCGCGAGCGCAGCTCGCGAGCCCGGAATCCATATCCACCGCTCGTGAATATGGATTCCGGACTCGACGCTACGCGTCGCTCCGGAATGACGGCTGAGCGTTTCACGTCAATCAACCAAACAACCAACCACGGGAACCACACCATGTATCAGCCCAATCTGCCGCATCTCCTTGCCAAGTCGGCATTGCCGCACACCATGCAGGATTACAGTGCCGCGCTGACCAATGCGGGCAGCTTCCTGCGCGAGATCGAGAAGGCGCACGCCAATCCGCTGCCCGGCGATCCGCTGGCGAAAGCCACGTTCTCGGAATCGAATTCGCCGACCTCGGGCCTGACCTATTACGACCTCGAGACCGGCGCCAAATTCGTCTATCCGATGCTCACGCCGCTGCGTAACGAGATCACGCGCGTCTCCGGCAAGGGCGGCATTCAGGCCAACTGGCGCGCGGTGACCGGCATCAACACCACGGGCTTGCGCATCGGCGTCTCCGGCGGCAACCGCGGCGGCGTCAGCGCGGTGGCGACGCAGGATTACAGCGCCGCCTACAAGGGCATCGGCATCGAAACCTCGGTCGACTTCGAGGCGCAATATGCCGGCATGGGTTTTGACGACATCAAAGCGATCGGCGCCAAGATCGGGCTCGAAGCCTGCATGCTCGGCGAGGAGTTGTTGATCTTGGGCGGCAATACGTCGGTGCCGCTCGGCACCACGCCGACGCCGTCGCTGGCGCCGTCGACCTCCGGCGGCAGCCTCACCGCGGCGGCGTCGCCCTATAGCGTCATCTGCGTCGCGCTGTCGCTCGACGCCATCGTCAACGGCTCAGTTACCGGCGGCATCCAGGGCGCGATCACGCGCAGCAATGCCGACGGTTCGTCGGATGTGTTCGGCGGCGGCGCGGCCGGCAAATCGGCCAATGCCACGGCATCGATCTCGTCCGGCACCTCGGCCTCGATCGCAGCCAGCGTTGCAGCCGTCAGCGGCGCCATGGGCTATGCCTGGTTCTGGGGTGCTGCCGGCTCCGAAGTGCTCGGCGCCATCACCACCATCAATTCGCTGGTGATCACCGCCAACGCCGCCGGCACGCAGACTGCGGCCGCGCTCGGTTCGGACAATTCGACCAACGCGCTGGTGTTCGACGGCCTGCTCTACCAGGCGTTCAAGTCCGGCTCCAACGCCTATGTGCAATATCTCGCCACCGGCACCGCCGGGACCGGCTCGACCCTGACCGGCGACGGCGCCGGCGGGGTGGTCGAGATCGACGCGGCGCTCAAGAACCGCTGGGACAATTACCGGCTCTCCCCAGACACCATGTGGGTCGGCTCGCAGGTCGCCAACGACCTGTCGAAGAAGATCCTCGCCGGCAACGCCAATGCGGCGCAGCGCTTCGTGTTCGATGCCGACCAGGGCGCGCTCGGCGGCGGCGTCATGGTGCGCACCTATCTCAACAAGTTCTCCATGGCCGGGCCAAAAGTGCTCGACATCCGCGTGCATCCCAACATGCCGGCGGGTGCGTTGCTGATGACCTCGCGCACCTTGCCCTATCCGCTGTCGAACGTCGGCAATGTCATGCAGGTGCGCACCCGGCAGGACTACTACCAGATCGAATGGCCGCCGCGGGCGCGCCGTTACGAGACCGGCGTCTATGCCGACGAGGTGCTGCAGCACTACTTCCCGCCGTCCATGGCGGTGATCGCGAATATCGCGGCGGGGTAGTTCCGCGCCGCATTTGCTCCGTTATCCCGCGTCTCGTCATGCGCGGGCGTGACCCGCGCATCGATACGGCCTCGCCGCCGCATGGATTGCCGGGTCGCGCCCGGCAATGGCGCGCTCACGAGATCAGGCACATGAAACCACCGCTGCCGCGCACCTTGAGCGCCGTGCCGCGATTGCCGCACGTGCAGCTCGAGATCGTCAAGGCAATCCTTACGCTCGTTGCGCCGTCTGTCGACCAGTCTGGTGGATCCTTAGAGACCACGGCACCAGATGACAATTACGCGTTGGCAAGAAGAATCTTCCGCACCTCCCTACGGGAGGAATTTTATAAGGCCGGCTTCCGCTCGGACCAGCCGCGCTGGCGTAGGGGCAGCGGACGACGTAGCGGACGTTGGTCAGGCGGAGCCGGCGGTGTCATTACGGATCAAGCCTATAGGCGGCTCCGGGGCGGTCATCACTACGTACCCAGAGAAATCTTCGATGATCTATTTAAGAAAAATCAGCTTAGACCCGAAACTCGAAAGGTTTTCGATGAAGCTGTCACTGGGCCACTCCCGAAAGGCCTTCATAAGAACGACAGACCACACAGAGAATATACGAAGGCAGTTTTAGGCCTGTGGCATCAATTCTTGGGAAGACTCGGAATTCGGTCCGAAGACATGACACCCGACCAAGCGCGAAAATTCATTCACGAGGTTCTTCACTCAGACGATCCAAGAATAAGCCTTTATAATGGTAGATTTCGGCGTTAAAATAGATTCAGAAGGGTTAGGTGCAGTTGTGAGAAAAAAAATACAAAGCAAGGAAGATGAGGATCGTCGCTATGACGAGCAATTCAATACCTTCCTGCTGCTTCGAGACCGAATTGAGAGTCTTTTGGAGCAATACGGCCGAGCCGACTCTTTGGCGGGGCTGGGCGACTTTTCCGCGCATTATCATTTCGTTCAATCGGATCAAGTAAAGGTATCTGTCGCCAATCTCGACCTATTTCAGCCATTTATTGTCTATCAGCTGCAGGATATCGTGAAGGAATTCCCGGGGTGGGAAATCGTATATACCGTAGCCCTCGACGATCACCTCAAGGATTGGCCCGACATGGGCCTATATATTCGCGGTGATGAAATCATCGACACATTGCAGCGGCAGTATTTTCCCAAAAAATATCAAAGCATAGAATATGCTGGGAGCAAGCGGGGGACGGAACCAGACTGAGTGAATTCGCGCGTAGTGACTGGCTTCCCTTTCCGGTGTCGATGATGCGCGGCTGAAACGCGCCGGCAACGCCAATGCGGCGCAGCGCTTTGTGTTCGACGCCGACCAGGGCGCGCTCGGCGGTGGCGTCATGGTGCGCACCTATCTCAACAAGTTCTCCATGGCAGGCCCGAAAGTGCTGGACATCCGCGTGTATCCCAACATGCCGGCGGGTGCGCTGCTGATGACCTCGCGCACCTTGCCCTATCCGCTGTCGAACGTCGGCAACGTCATGCAGGTGCGTACCCGGCAGGACTACTACCAGATCGAATGGCCGCCGCGGGCGCGCCGTTACGAGACCGGTGTCTACGCCGACGAGGTGCTGCAGCACTATTTCCCGCCGTCCATGGCGGTGATCGCCAATATCGCGGCGGGGTAATTCTACGCCGCTGCGATCCATCCGACCGCGCCTCTTTGGTCGTCATGCGCGGGCTTGACCCGCGCATCCATGCTGCCTCGCAGCCGGATTGCCGCGTCAAGCCCGCAATGACGCGCTCACGAGATCAAGCAAATGAAACCACCGCTGCCGCGCACTTTGAGCGCTGTGCCGCGATTGCCGCACGTGCAGTTCGAAATCGTCAAGGCAATTCAGGTGCTCCTTGACCAGCACACACAACCTCTGCCGACCGCAGAAAAGGCAGTAATCAGCGCTTTGGACGGGGAAGCCGGGCGAGAGCTCCGCGACGCATGTTGCCAGTGGCTATTAGCGCGTTCCCGATCGCGCGGGGCAAGCCTGAAGGCCACGAAGGCGGCGGTCGATGACCCGATACATCCCGGTTGGCCGGCGCGAACGCCAGACAGCAAAGGAGGACAATTTCGCCCCAAGGATGGTGAAGCGGCCGTCGCGGCAAATACGCCGGGTATGGGTCACAATCAGGGGCCGCCATTCGATGAGTCGCCGCCGCCAATTCCACCAAAACCCCCGGCGATCGCGCGAGTGTTCAACAATTTCATCAAGGCCGCTGCATACTAGCTAGCGGTGGCAGGAAAAGGGTTGGCGGCACGATATCTCAAAGTCCTGCAGGAAGTTTATTGGGTAACGACCCTAGCCCTGCCGTACATACGCGCCTATCTTTCGCCACCGAAGACCCTACAGGAACTGCAGCAGGATGTGCTAAATCCACAAGCTGGATACGATATCCATCATATCGTCGAGCAAACTCCCGCCAGGAAGGAGGGATTTTCGGACGAGAAAATCGATGGACCCGATAACTTGGTCCGCATCCCGACGCTGAAACACTGGCAGATTAATGCCTGGTTCCAGACGAAGAATCCCGACTATGGCGACATCTCACCACGAGATTATCTACGAGGCAAAAGTTGGGAAGAACGTCGCCGCGTAGGCATCGATGCTCTAACTAGGTTTGGAGTGCTCAAGCTATGAAAGGGCTCAACCTCAAGGACGTGACAACAGTCGAACTCGTCGATCGCTTTGCGTCAATTTGCGTCGAACAGGATCAAGCGCTGTTCGAAAACAGAATTGCTGAATTCAATCGCCTTTACGACCGGATGGCTGAAATCCGAGATGAACTGAGAGCTCGGCACGGAGACCAAAGGAACGCGCTTCTTGCGCTCTTTGATCATCAGAATCTGCAAGTTCGGCTGCAGGCAGCAAAAGCAACTCTGGCAGTCGCTCCTGCAGCGGCACGGAGGATGATTGAATTGATTCAAGAATGGGGTCGTCAGCCTTATGCGGGCGACGCCGGCATGTGCCTCGTGAACCTCGACCGCGGTATTTTCGTCCCTAAATAGTGCGGTCATTTTATTCAAGGTTCTCGAACCATGACAAATCAGAAGCTTAAAGAAATGTCCGTAGGTGAGCTGGTGGAGCGCTTTGTTGCGATTGCTATCGATCAGGACAAGGCCATATTCGATGATGACAATACTAAGTTTAACAAGCTTTACGATCAAATGCAGTCGGTCAAAGACGAGCTAAGGGCTCGTCCAGGCGATCAGCGTAACCCGCTTCGCGCGCTTCTTGATCATCCAAATATGCAGGTGCGGCTGAAGGCTGCAATTACTATGCTGGCGCTGGCGCCCGATATCTCCAAAGAGGTCTTACGCCAAATAGCGGACTCCAATCGTCTGCCCCAAGCTGCCGATGCCGGGCTTATTCTTAATGGTCTCCGCGACGGCTCGTTCGTACTGAGCTAGATGCGGAGCGCTGAAGCATTTGGCTGCAAATCCCAAGTACGGAGTGCTCAAGCCGTGAAAAATTCCGATCTTGACAGTCTCACCACCGCACAATTGGTCGAGCGCTTTGCAGCGCTCGGCATTGAGGAAGATAAGGCGGTCTTCGATGACGACAATGCAAAATATAATCGCCTTTATGGGCAAATGGACGCAATTAAGGAAGAATTGAAGCGACGACCCGGTGATCAACGGCGAGCGCTGCTGCCTCTTTTTGATCATCCGAATATCTGGGTCCGTTTGATGGCGGCCAAGGGGACGCTCGCTGTTGCACCAGAAGCTGCTCGAAAGATGCTCCAGGCCATTGAGTCCTGGGGTCGGCAACCTTATGCAGGCGATGCTGGCATGTGCTTAGTGAATCTAGATCGCGGTATTTTTGTTCCGAAATAGCGTCTAGTCCGGCAACGCCAAAGCGGCGCAGCGCTTCGTGTTCGATGCCGACCAGGGCGCGCTCGGCGGCGGCGTCATGGTGCGCAGCTATCTCAACAAGTTCTCCATGGCCGGCCCGAAAGTGCTCGACATCCGCGTGCATCCCAACATGCCCGCGGGCGCGCTGTTGATGACCTCGCGCACCTTGCCGTATCCGCTGTCGAACGTCGGCAACGTCATGCAGGTGCGCACCCGGCAGGACTACTACCAGATCGAATGGCCGCCGCGGGCGCGCCGTTACGAGACCGGCGTCTATGCCGACGAGGTGCTGCAGCACTATTTCCCGCCGTCCATGGCGGTGATCGCCAATATCGCAGCGGGATAATTCGGTGCCAGGTCACTCCGCGACCCTGCGTTCGTCAAGCTCGGGCGTGACCCGCGCAGCCATGTGGCCTCGTTGCCGCATGGGTTGCCGGGTCGCGGCCAGGAATGGCGCGCCCACGAGATCGAACACATGAACCCACCACTTCCGCGCACGTTGAGCGCTGTGCCGCGACTGCTGCATGTGCAGATCGAGATCGCCAAGGCAATCCGCACGCTCGCCGAGCAGGACGAACAGCGGCGAGCGGAGACTATCGCGTCCATCTTCAAGAAGCGTGTTCCCGATGGCTGCTGGCGCTTCCGCAATTAAACGTGGGCCCTTCGACGGCGGCCAAGGCAGCGGCCGATGATCCAAAACATCCCGGTTGGCCGGCCGGAACGCCCGGCGGCAGGGGAGGTCGGTTCCGCCCCAAAGACGGCCAGGCCGGTATCGTAGATCAACCCGGTTCCGCCCCCGGTATGGGGCATAACGAGGGTCCACCACTCGAAGAACCACCAGTCGAAGAGCCGTCCAAAGCCCCTCGCCCGCAACCGCCGTCGGCGCAGCGAATCTGGTCGCTGGCGAGGCTTGTCGCACGATGGCTCGGCATCGCTGCCGTTGAAGCCGCGGAGCCGCCGGTCGGTGAGATTCTCTTGGCAGTGCAAGTAGCAACCGCGCTCATCTATTTGCTCCATTCCGCGTTTGGGCGCGCCGGAATCGGACCAGGGCCGTTCGCAGGTGAGTCCATCCCAGCGCGTGGACCGGGGCGGGACTTC